TGGAAGTCGTACCTTTGAATCAACCACACCATTTGTAATTGCACCAAATGAGAGTTCTTTATTAGGATATAGTTACTACCTTGGTAGAATTGATAAATTGGTTATTGATAAAGATGAAACAGTAACAGTAATACAAGGTGTATCAGCAGAGAATCCTACACCTCCATCAAGTAATACCAGTGCGATGGAGATAGCAACGATTATATTACCACCATATTTGTATAATCCTAAACAGGAACCTGAAATTAGAATGCGTGATAATCGCAGGTTTACAATGCGTGATATTGCAAATCTTGAAAAGAGAATTGAAAATCTTGAACAAATCACATCTTTAAGTGCACTTGAATTAGATACAAATTCCTTCCAAGTTAAAGATCAAGATGGATTGAATAGATTTAAGAGTGGTTTTGTTGTAAATGACTTCAAAAATAGAGACTTTATTGATTTTACACCTGATAGTGGTTCAAGATGTGATATTGACACGGTGCAAAAAGAATTAATTAGTGCGATTGATTTTTGGTCTATGAATCCTGAATTAGCATTAAATACTGCAATTAATGTTGAGTCTGCTGATTTAAATTCAAACTTACAATTATTAGATCCCAACTGTAAGAAAACTGGAGACTTTGTAACATTAGATTATGAGGAAGTTGATTGGATTGAAAACCCACAAGCAACTGGAGTTGAAAATGTAAACCCATTTAATGTGATTGCATTTGCTGGTTCAATAAAATTAGACCCACCTTCTGATAACTGGACAAGGACTGTATATGTCAACAATGTAAGAACTGAGTCAACAGGTGCAAGATGGGTAGAAACATCAAACATAGTTTCAAATACTGCAGTCAGAGGAAGATCTCATACCCATACTCGTATGGAAACTAGAGCAGCAGGAAGAGGTAGATTTCCTCTTTTATTCAGCAGGTCTTTTGGAGGAAGAAGGAGAAGAGGTCATTTTCATGGACAAAGATTCCATCAAGTTAGAGTTACAGAAACAAGAACAAGAGTTACAAGAAGAATTGAAAGAAGTTTTACTAATACATTAGTCGGACCTTCAGAAGAGAGAGATTACGTTGAAAGTACAAAAATAACTGGAAGAAACGTTGACCAATTCATGAGGTCTAGAAATGTTTACTTCCAAGCCAGTGGATTAAAACCATTTACAAGACATTATCATTTCTTAGATAGTGGTATTCCTGATATTGTTCCTAAATTAGTTGAAATCGAAATGTCATCTGGTACTTTTAGTATATTAGAGGATGTTAAAGTTGAATTGAATGGAACACAAATTGCTTTAATAAGATCTCAAGAACCAAATCACAAAATTGGTGATGAATCTAGACCAGAATTCCAAGCAGGATTAGGATCACCTGCCTCTAATGTTGAAAAATATACAGTTGATCCATATGATCGTGCAAGACCAGCACCATCAGCAACTTACTCTGCTACATCAAGACTATTCAACGTTGATGTAACTGGACTAGCAAACTTAGAAAAATACTCTGGGTATATTGTAAGAGGTGCAAAATTAACTGGTCAGTCTAGTGGTGCTGTTGCAACGGTTACAAGTATTAATCTTAACTCTGATAACTGGGGTGATCTTATTGGTGCATTCTTCTTTAGAAATGCTAATGTAACACCAAAACCACCTAATTTATTTACAGTTGGTACAAAGACATTCAGAGTCACATCATCTGCTGATGGAACAATACCTATACCTGGTGCAGCAGCATTGTCCAGTAGTGCCAGTGGTACATATCTTGGAAGCGGTACAGTTCTTACACAACAAAATAATGTTGTTCAAGTAAGAAATCCACCCAGACCTCCACAAAGAGAAAATGAAATTGAAGTTAGGACTTCTACAGAAACCACTAGAAGTGAACAACTTGTGAGAACTTTCGGTGGAAGAAGACGTAGAAATTGGAGAAGAAGAAGGAGAAGAGGAAGGAAAGACCCTCTAGCACAATCATTTACAGTAGATGGATCTGGAGCATTTTTAACATCGTTTGATGTTTACTTTGCTGCAAAAGATGAAACTGCAAAATTAACAGTTCAATTAGCAACTGTTGAGTTGGGTATTCCAACAATTAATTTAGTTCAAGACTTTACTGAAGTTGTATTAGAACCTAAAGACATTAACATCTCAAGTGATGCATCAGTGCCTACAACTATAAGATTCCCATCTCCAGTATACTTACCACCAGATGAGGAATATGCATTGATATTCCTATGTCCACAATCTGACAAATATGAGATGTGGGTATCCACAATGGGTCAGAAGTCGATTAAGACAACTCAATTACCTGATGTACAGAACGTTATTGTTTCTAAGCAATACATTGGTGGTAGTTTATTCAAATCGCAGAATGGTACAATTTGGACACCAAGCCAAAATCAAGATTTAACATTTAAACTTCGTAAAGCAAAATTTGTTAATTCTGGTAATGTAAGATTCTATAATACACCAATTGAACCAGGTAATAGAAACTGTCAAATATTACCTACAAATCCAATACGTTCATTACCTCGAAAACTTAAGGTGGCGATTACAGGTTCTGGCACAAGAACAAACTCTGTATTCCCACTTGGTAGAAAGGTAAGTACAGGTGCTGTTGGTGATGCAGAAGATCAAAGTGTAACAGGTATTATTGAAGGGCAAGGAGCACCAGTTACTGCAGAAGGTATTGCAACAGGTGGAAGAGGATATTCATTCTCTAGTACAACTGCAGTGCCCACTGTTGCTTTGACTGGAAGTGGAACTGGATTAACAGTTAACGTGGCAGTTTCTAGTCCAGATGGAGTGATAACTTCTGTAACAGTTAATAATGGTGGTACAGGTTATCAAGTTGGTGATGTGTATACTTTTGATAATTCCAACGCTCAAGTTGTTAGAGGTGCTGGATTCAAGGGGTCTGTAAATACAATCTCAAGTTCATTTGATACACTATACTTGACTGATGTTCAAGGTGATAAGTTTACAAATGGTGAAACTCTTGTTCAATATGGAGCAACAAATGACACCAGAACAGTTGCAACTAACGTTACTGTGAATGGTGATTCAACTCAAAATGGTGATTTATTCGCTGGTAACGTGTTTGAGGTTACACAATATAATCACGCACATCACGGTGCAACTAACAAAGTTGACATAAGAAATGTAAAACCTGATAGTGTAATCGTTCCTTCAACAAGTGCACTGACTGCAGAGAGTACAACTGTTTCACTTGCAAATACTGCACCATTTGCTAGATATCAAGGAATATCTACTGATAGAGGGGAAGCATTAATTGAAGAAGAAGTTGTATCTTATGTTTTAGGAACAGGTCAATTAAGTTTGACTAGAGGTGTATTAAATACCACTGCTCTTCCACATGATGAAGGTGCAAGCATACAAACTTATGAAGCTAATGGTGTTTCTCTTGCTGGTATTAATACAGTGTTTACAATTCCTACAAATGCAACACTTGTGGATGAAATTAACGTTGATAACTATTATCTAGAAGTTGACAGATCTGCTTTAGATCCATTGGGTCAAAGAACTGGTAATTCTTTATTGTGTTTTACGAATGAAAGAGCACTAGGCGAAAATTCAGTTAGAATATCACAAAACCATCAGTATAGTTCACTAGCACCAAATATTAATTTCATTACACCTGGTACAACAACAGAAGTAGATGCTCGTGTAAGAACCATAAGTGGAACTAGTGCAGATGGCACTGAAATATCATTCCTAGACCAAGGTGTGCAAGCCACAACTTTAGGTGAAACAACGTTCTTCCCAACACCTAGATTGATTGCTTCTAAAATTAATGAAGATAAACTTACATTCTTCCCTAAGAGTAAATCAATAGAATTAAGTGTTGATATGACTACTGCAGATGAAAATCTCTCACCTGTACTAGATGTTAAAAATGCAACATTTGTCTATGGTCGAAATAAGATTAATAATCCTGTGGCAAATTATGCAACTGATAGTCGTACAAACTCAATTGAAAGTGATCCTCATGGTTCAAGATTTGTAACTGAAATGACTCACTTGACTCAACCAGCAACATCATTAAAAGTTATTGTCTCTGCCAATCGTCCACCTGAAGCAGACTTTAGAGTATTCTATCGTTTGTTAACTGCTGATTCAACAGAAGTTGGTACAACATTCAGAGCGTTTCCTGGTTTCAAAAATTTGAAAGACCTTGATGGTGACGGATTTGGTGAAGAAGTGATTGATGAGGCAAATAATGATGGTAGACCTGATGCATCTGTATCACCAAATGGTGACGATGAATTTTCAGATTACCAATTCTCAGTTGATGAATTAGAACAGTTTAGCGGTTTTGCAATTAAAATTGTAATGACAACAACTAATGAGTCAGAGACTCCTCGATTTAGAGACTTCAGAGCTATCGCACTAGCATAATGATACCAGTAGAAGGACATAAAAGTTTATTCCGTGATGAGGAAACTAATGCTATCGTAAATACAGATACGATAGCATATGAAAATTACGTTAATAATAAACTAACAAATTCTGATAAAAAAGCAGAGATGGATGATGTGAAACGTGAACTTGCAGAGTTAAAATCTATGCTAAAAGACCTTGCTTCAAAGATAACGTCTTAGTAAATATAAATACTTTTTAGATCTGAATACGCTAACTTAGATGGCAGATATCAAAGTCAGAGTTGGACAACAAAA